CTCGGGAGCGCCGTTGCAGCGCTTGACGCGCCATTTCCCGCCGTTAGCGTCGCGTAATTGCCGCTGGGCTGAAAACCAGCGACAGTTACGCTGACAGTCGTGTCGACGTTGGTTGAGCCGTCCGAATTGACCTTTTGCTGATATGCAGGCGTCGTCGGGTCGGCGACAAACACCGCGCCGAGATAGTTCGTCTGCGCCGCCCAAGCGACGAGGGACGCGGCAATGAGCGCGGCGCCAGCCGCAATTGCGATGGTTTTGAAATGTCTTCGCATGAACCGTGCCTCGCCTTAGCTCTGCGGAATTCCCTTCGTTCCGCGCATGTAAACGGTGTATCCGGAGTTCTGCATCGCACCCAGCGTGGTGAACTTGATCTTGCCCGTGGCGCCGGGAATCATGACGCCGCCGCTGAACGCGGCCAGCCCCCCGATGTCGTCGAAATTGATGCGGCCAAACCCGCCGAGGACGAGCGCGTTTTGCGGCGCCGTTGCGTCCCAAATGATTTCGAGAGCCATTCCCTTGATGTCGTACCTAATCTCTCGGATTTTGATGTGCTGGAGCGGGAAGAACGTCTGGCCGGCGACAACCACACCGAGCGGACCAGCCGCCGAGCCGTCAACCTTGACGACGCCCGATTCGCCAGTTCCATCAGAAATGTTGGTGAATGAGTAGGCCCAGACGCGCTGGCCGTTCTCAAGAAGCTGCACCGTTACGGCGTCGGCCATCGCATCTCTCCTGAATGAAAACGGGCCAGCCAGTTGCCCGGCTGGCCCGCTGAGTTTTTCTCAATCCCTCAAATCAGAGAGGGTCCCCTCAAATGGGGATTTCCTCCCAGATCAGAGTCGACGCGAACGTGCCACCGTTCAGGATATCGGTGGTCAGCGACACCATCATCCCCGGAGGAATGATCAGCGAGCCGTCCAGGTCTTCCGAGCCGGCAGTCGCCAGAGCCACGGTCGCAGCGCCGGTGCCGGTGCCATACGAGGCGTTGCGCAGCCACGCCTGGGCAGTGCAGGTCGCGCCGCCGCCGACGAGGGCGACGGAGTTGCCCTGGCCCATGATCTGCGCATTGCACTGTCCGCGGGTTGCAGTGATCGCGGTGAATGCCGTGATCGGCGCCGCAGTGGCGACACCTGCGCCGCAGTTCGGCAGAAAGGCGTAGCCAAACGATGACAACGCCGTAGTGCCAATGCCGACCATGACCGCCGAAGACCGAACGACGGACAGGAGCTTACCGGAGCCCGTTGGGTTCCAAAGCATCAGGCCGACGAACGTCGTGTTCGAGAAGATGGAATTCGCCAGACCCGCCGCAGCCGTCGCCCCGAAGAAGAGGTTGTTGCGGTAGTTCTGAGTGAAATACTTTCCATGCAGCTCGGAATAGATGAACTCGCCCAGCTTGCCCTGCAAGACGGGGAGGTTTGAGCCATCGGCGGCGGACGTGGATGACGGAGCGCCCACTGCTCCATATTCAACAGGCATTTGGGACTTCCTTTCGTGTCAAAACGCCGCAAGCCACGATGGCTGACGGTTAGCGACCGACCCCCGGCAAGGGGGTCGGCACATTCAGTTCGAACGCTTGATCGTTGCGAAGCGTGTCAAGCTGTTCTTGAACCTGATTCGTCCCGAGGTACTTCGTCAGCAACTCGTTCTGAACCCTGATTTCGAGTAGGGCGAGCACATTCGCGTCAACGCCGCTGACGAGAATGGCCCCAGAATTTCCAGAAAGACCCTGCATGTTCGGACTCCTCGCTTAGTCGACGGACTGGACGACAGAGAGCGACACGGTCGTTCCCGCCCCGAGAGAAAGAATGTTGAGGCGAATCGCCGTACAGGGATAGGCGAGGCTGTTGTTCACCGAGCCCGTCAGACCTCCCATCCCGTCCATGATGTTGACGACCGTGCCGAAGTTCGGGAGTTTCGGGTCTTGCCCAGTGACCTCGACATTGTACGTCGCGGTTCCGCCGCTCGAGACATTGGCGAGCAGCCCGACGCCGCCGCGAAAGGCGTTGAGGTTGATCAGCATCCACGCCGTGGGGCCGAGCGTGGTGGCTTGTTTGGTCTGGCTGAAGGCCATTGATGCAGTCTCCTCGATTACTTCTTGGCGGGTTCCTTGCGGCGCGCCTTTTCAGCCGGCTTCTTTTTCTCGGCCTTCTTCTCGGCGGCTTTCTTCTCGACGCCATGATGATGATGGACGTGAACATGCACATGATGCTCACTTGCCGACTTGGCGGACTTGCGTTCCATGGACTTCGTTCCTCTCAAAGAGATGCATCAATCGGCGTCAGACTCCGGGCGTCCCCCAAATCTGCCGCCAGTCGGTGCATCCGGCCGAAAAGCGCATGTACTGCGCCGCCTTCGCGTTCTTGGTATCGAACTCGTTGTCCGTGTCGAACATCGGCTTGTCGCGCCACATAAAGCGCAAACCGTAGGGCGCGTTGGTGCGGATGAACCACGCCGTCGCCGCAAGGAAGTAGTGATTGACGACGATGCCTTTCGGGAACATTCCCGTCGCCTTGAGAACGTTGATGGCGTTCGTCGCGGTGTCGTTCTGCAGGATCGAATGAACGATCCGGTTGGCGTCGAACCACTGCACCGGCGAAATCCCGAGACACTGCGGCACCAGCGCGACTTTGTTCCCGCGGTAATCGTTTGCCTGCATGATCTGGATCGAAAGGTCTTCGATCGCCGTCTCGGAAAGGTCGGCCGACGTGGTCAGAAGGTTCGACTGATTGCCATTGATCGTCGGATGGGTGGCCGAAATCATCGCAGCGCCGTCGCCGATCGGATAGGCCGCATTGAACGCCTGATTGAAGACGTTGGCGGCGACGATCTCCTCGGTCTGCCGCCCTGCGAAGGCCAGCATCGCCGCACGGCGCTTCGACACAACCTCGTAGAGATTGTCGCGCAGCTCCTCGAACGTCACGATGTAGCCGCCGGCATAGGCGATGTGGGTGTATCGCGTGATCGAACCCTGAACTTCGCTGTCGTAATTCAGCGCCGCCCCTTGGTCCTTCTCGCGAAGGACGCCGAACCCAGAGATTTCGACATCCTCTTCGTAGGCCTTGTCCGACGTTTCGATGTCGAACAACTCCGGGTATTCCTGCTGATGTTCGGCGTATTGCCGACCCCAAAACGTCTTGATTCCTGGCCATAAAGCTTTTGGATGAGCTCCAGTAGTGATGACGCCGCCGATGGTAGCCATTTGTTATTTCTCCTCTACTTTCGGCGTCAGTAGCCGGATGCGCCCCACAGGGCCGGCAGGTTGATGCGAACGACCCAATCGCAGTATGTCCCGAGCACAATGTCAGGACCGCGGACCGCCCCGAGGATGCGCATCTGATAGGTCGGATTGGCCGTGGCGCTCACTGACGAGCTTTGAAGCTGCCAGCCGGAATATCCCGTGATGAGACTGCCGGCGCCCGCGACAAGGTTGCCGTTGGCAAACCCCGCTACGCCGGCCGCGATTGCGCCGCCGACCGAATCTTCTTGGATCACGTAAAGCTGAGTTGGATCGTCGCAGACGAAACCGTAGTTGGCGACGCTCGCCTGGCGATAGACCGGAAGATCGCGCGTGATGGTGTAGTGCGAACCGGCCGGCCCGTTGCAGATACCGACGAAGCCGCCGAGAATCGTGTTGCCGGCGCCAGCGCTCGCGAGGCCCACGTAGGGGACGCCAAAGGCGTCGGTCCCGCCGAGCGGGACAAGCGGGTCGCCGAGAAAGATGTTTGCGCCCTCCGTGGCGGGAAACGCCACCATGCGGCCCTGGCCGGACCAAGGGCTCCCATTTTCGTTGATGGGACGCAGACCGATCGGGTTATTTGCGTTGCTCATTTATGCACTCCTTGCATAACTGTCGAAGGCCTGGACAGCTGCGGCGGCGTAAGCGACCCCAGCTTCAGCAGAAGTTTTGAAACAACCCAAGAATCGGCGCGACCCATCTTTCTTCAAGTACGCCTCAAATCGATGTCGGCTTTTTCGATAAACAACGCCCTTGTGGCCGGTTTTGTTTTCGACCAACCGGTTTGCACAATTTTGGGAATTGGACGCCGGCCTGAGATTTTTCCAACGATTGTCGCTGCGGATGCGACTCTCGTGGTCCATCAAGGCAGCAGGAAATTCGCCGGTCATATAGAGGTGGGCCAGACGAGCCGCCTTGTAGGGGCGATTGTCGACCTTGATAATAAGGTAGCCTTTTCGATTGAGGGAACCGGCGCGTCTTCCTGCGGACACTCCGTTTGGGCGTCCCACAAGCCAAGTGAATATGCCTGTCTCCGGGTCGTAGTGCAGCAGCTCTTTCAAGCGCGCCTGGGTAAGGCCGGACATATGGTCAGACGGGGCAGTCAAGGTCGTGAGGCTCCAAAAGGTACAGACAAGCTCATTCGGCGCGCAAAGCGCAGCCAATCACTGCCTGACTTACCTTGGATGCCTGCGGAGGGGAGAGAAGGACCCTTACCCCTTGGGGCCGATCACCTGAAGCGGGCCTTTGCCCGTAGACTCGTCCGGATCATAGAATTTGCCCTTGTCGGACGGCTTTGCCTGACCTGGCGCCGCTTGAAACGGGTTTTTCTTGATCGCGTCGATTTTTTCCTGAGCCGCTTTGTGTTTGGCGTCCATTTCCTCTTGCCAAAACACCTCGGGGATTTCCATCGCGTAGGCTTTCAGGACCCCATTGTCTCGTCCCGTGCCGACCACCCGATTGAGGGGCTTGCCGTCCCTCGGGTTCATGATGTGCGACCATCCTGACGCTTGTGCCTCGTCAATTCGGCCGGCGACATCATTAAACCAGTGCCGATGATAGCCCGATCTCACAGGCAACGCAAGTTTGAGCGTAAAAGCCCCAAACGGTTGCCGAATAGCCCGGATTCTTGCGATCGCCTGTTCAACGGATTCGTCCTCTCGTGGCGTTGACTCCGGTGCAATTGACGCATCGCCGGTCACGCCGGCCGAGACTTCAAGGTGGGGATGATCCGCCACAGCGCGGCTGGCATTCGGAGGGCGCCCAGGACCTCTGCGTACCGGGTCCTGCACTTGGGTGGTTTCGTCAACCATTGGCGCGGCTCCTCGGCTTCTGCAACGCCAGGACGTCGGCACGCGGATCGCCATACAGCGCCATGTACTCCGCCTCGGTGTAGTCCGGCAATTGACGCTTCGTTCGGTTGAAAGCCTCACGCGCCTGCTGTCGTTCGGTTGGGTCTTGGATCTGATCGATCTTCGCCATCGGCGCCCCTGGCGCCGGCGCAGGTTGGCGCGCGGTCGGAGCGGCAACGGCGGCGGCTCGGCGGCTCGGGGCGGCGCGCTGGCGAGCCGGTGGCGCCGGAGTGTTAAATCGATCGGGGTAGTCTTCCATCAGCCGGCTCTTTGCTTCGCTGAGTTGTTCCGCTTCGTCTGTGATCTCGCCTTCCTGGATCACATCGATATGGCGATCGATCATCTTGCGATTCAAGAACGGGTCCGCAGTCCACCATGGGTTCTGCGCCACGAAGTCGCGGACCGCAGCTGACACCGAAGGCGCAGCCGGTTGCGGCGGTGTCGGTTTTGGCGGCTCTGCGGCCGTAGGTTGTGGTGTTCTTGAACTCGCGAGCGCCTCAGCTTGCTCGACAAGCTGATCGTAGGTCGTCGTGTCTCCGGCCTCTACGGCGCGGCGCTGGCGCGTCTTGATCTCCGCCATGGCCCGGTCATAGCCGCGCTGGTCAGCGTTGTGGCCCATGTCGCGGAGGTCTTTGATGATTTGAAGCTGCTCCTGCGCGGTGGTCCGCAGTCCTCCGATCTCGCCCTCAAGCTTCCCTACCCGCTCGGCAAGGCGGCGATTCTGATCCCGCACGATTGGCAGGATGTTTTCCCCGCGGGAAATGAAGTCTGCGGCCGGTTGCCACTTTCCGGGAGGGCCGCGGTATTCTGACAGCGGCTTCCACCCCATTTCTCGGGCGCGCGCTTCTGTCGCAGCATCGGCCCCGCCATCGGCGACAACAGCTGGCTCGTCGTCGGCGGGTGCATCGACGGGCGGCAGATCGCCATCGGGAATAGAACTGCTGACAACGGTCCCGTTGGCCATCAAGTGCTCCCCACTTTCGATGAAACGGATGCCACTTCGGCCTCGTATGTCGCGCCGATGCTGCCATAGTCCATGATGCGATACGTCTTGCCGTCGCGGCCCTTGATCTGCTTCCCGGCATATTTCTCGATATAAACGCGGTCGCCGGCGCGCGGCTTCTCACCGGTCCATGGCGTCATGTCTTCATTGAGAAGGAACGCACCGGGGGAAACGGCGACGAGGACGCCGGTTTCGGCGGCCATGCTCATTTTCTCGACGACATCTTCGGGGAGGCTAACTCCACCCGTTGACGTTGGCGAGCATTCGTCCATTAGAACGAGAACCGTCTTGCCAACCACCCTAACGCCGCTTGTGTTTTGCCCGTCCCATTTGGCCGGGGTGTAGTCGGCGTGAAGACCCTTAATCAGATGTTGCTGCATGGTCTGCCTGAGTTTCCTGCCTATAGAAGTTCTGAATATCATCAAGCGAGAGGTTTTGCAATTCCCGCAAGGTCATAATTCGACCCCGAATCACATCGAACTGCGGGGACAATTGGCCCGCTTCCAGAAGGTCCGCCGCAGCCGTTCGGAAGGCCTCGATTTGGTCTCCCAGGTAAAGCAGGTACGCCGCCGTGATCGGGCTGTGCCGCCAGAGGTGATAGGCCTCTTCGGAAAGTTCCAGCAAAAGCCGTTCGTGGGGCGATCGATTTGTCATTGTGGCGCCCCGCTAGGCAATCCCGGCGTCGGGGATGGTCCGCCAGGACCGCCGAGACCCGGCAACGGGGGCAATCCTGGGCCGGGCGGACCTGACGGAGCCGAAGGAACTGGCGCGGAAGGCGCCGACGGTGGCCCAGGTGGCATTTGCGGGAACGGCGGCAGAGCGCTCGGCGACCCGCCTGCCGATGCATTCGCGCCGAGATCGGACACGTCCTGCCGATTGCGCGCCGCTTCGTTGCTCAACCTGCCGGCCCCCAGCCGATGCCTGCTTTCGACATCAGCCGCTTTGACCATCGTGTTGGTGGCCTCGATGTGCATTTCCATGATCCGCAACTGCGCGTCGATCCAATCCATTTGCGGGCCGTTCGCCTTGGCCGCAGCCATCGCCATGTTGAGATAGGCCTGCGAATTGTCCTTCAATTCCGCCGCGCGGATGCGGCCAAGCTCCGCTGCTTTTTCCTCCATCGCCATTTGCGCCAGTTGCTGCGTGATCTGCGGGGACGGCGGCGGGGTAAACAAATCCTCAACCCGGTCGATGCTAGCTGCGTCAAATAGTCGCGTGTAGATTTCTTTTTGGTTCACAAGAGAATCGCCCTTGAACCCCATCATGATTTGGGCGCGACCAAGCTTCTGCATGTCAGTGATCATCGTCGGGTCGGCGATCGGCTCGACGCCTCCGCCTAGCCGGTAATCGTCTGGCGTAATCTCCCGCCATTCGTCGCCAATCTGATAGCGCTGATTGTCCTTCATGTAGAGACGATTGAGGCGATAAAGCTTATCAAACTCGGACTTTAAGGCCCGATAGACCCGCTTGTGAATGGCGGTATAAACGGTCAAGCCCTGCTCGATCAGCGCCAAAATCGTCGTCGGCGGCGCGTTGGCGAGTTCGGCGCCGCCGGCGAGCACATTCTGAACCGACGCCACTTCCTTGCTCGACGTCATCAGCATTCCGAGAAGTTGAAACAGCACCGCAGACGGCCCAGGAAATGGGATCGGGAACACCGCGTCGCGGATCGCCTGCCCCTTCGACCCGACGCGAACGTATTTGCCGACTTGGAAACTGACAGGCCCTGACGCAATCGAGAGTTGATCCGAGACGAAGCCGCCGCCCGCGTTCTGGAGATGGCCGGCGTCGAACATCTGATTCAGCGTCGTGTTGATCGCTTCGTTGAGCGGTCTGAGCAAATGTCCGAACCCAACCGGATATGACCCGCCATCGGGGTTGGGCAGAAATGGAATCAGTGTGTAATGCTCGACGGGCGTGATTTTGATGATCTCATCACGATCAGGGCCAAGTTTCTCGGTCAACGCCTCAGTGTCGTTTTCCTCGTCAACATCGGCGCCGGGAGCGGTCTGAATTCCGTCCTCGTCATATCGCGCGACGATGCGGACGACCTTCGACGATCGTTTGTGGACCGTGACGACGTAGGGCTCCGGATATCCGTCATCGTCGAGATCGTAGCGACGATGCTGCTCGAGGAAGACATGCGGCGCATCTTCATCACCGGACTGCGCTTGTTCGGGGTTTGTCTCGTCGCTGCCGCCCGGACCATAGACCAGCGGCAAAAAGACCTCGGCGCGCTCCTTTTCCTCAATCTCATGCGGGTAGAGCGTGAGGATTTCCGTGTGCCGCGGCGCGTCCTTGAAGCTCGTCGCCGTGTAACTCCAGACGAGGTTCATCAGCGGCACAAGCACAGAACAATTCTTGTCTTCCAACGGGTCGCGATAGGTTTTCCGACATGCGCCGCCGACGATCGGGATTTGCATCAAGATGCTGTCGGTTTGGGCCTCCCATTCCTTCATTTCCTCAAGGAGCTGCCAACTCATGTGCTCGCCGATGCGGTCGGCGCGCTTGCGCTTCTCACCCGGCGCGCTCAACCAAACGGGCGAACCGTCAGGATGCAGCTTCGGCTTGCCGTTGGACTTGCCGTCCTCCGTCGCGGGCGTCCCCTTGTCCGTTCCCCAGACCGTGCCCTTGACGACGTTCCGGTTCTGAATGATGGCCGGATAGGTGCGCGCGTTGAACTGGATCGCCGCCTGCGTAATCAACGGAAAGATTACGTTACTACTGCGTGGCCATGGGTATTGCTTTTCCTCGGCCTCTTGCGTGGCGAATTTCATCGCCTTCTCGGCCTTGTCCTTCCAGTCGGACCGCGAATTTTCGTCGATGTTGAATTCGAACACGACGAGCTGCCCGAGCTTGTCGAGCACATCTGGCGCGTAGTTCTCCGCGAGGTTGACTTGGTCGATTTGGCTGACGAGAAAATCCTTGATCGGCGTGTCGTGGTCGCGGCCGTAGCCGCCATCCGGGGGCTCTTGCCCTTCCGGTTCCTTGTCCGGCGTATCGTCTGGAATTTCCGGGCCGACGATGGGCGTTGCGCTCGACGGCGCCAGGCTGGGGGATTCAAGCGATGAAACAACGGCCATGCGAGCCTCGGTCAACCGGCGTCGGGAGACTGTAGATCAATTCCAGCCCTCGGGGTAGCCCCGCGCGCACTCATACGTCCGTCCAGTCTTCCTTGCACCGATCGAGAAGAATGGTGCATCCCGCGACAAGATGCGGCGCATGCGGAAAGCCGCTAGTCACGTATCCTATCCCGACGTAAGCCTGCGTGTCGACGTAAACGACGCCTAGAGATCGAATCTTTCCAGACCTCGCCATTGCGAGAAGGTTTTCACAATATTCGACGACGCTCAGCGACGGCTCCCCGCACAGAGCTACGTCGGCGCGTAGGCCAACAACCTTCTCGCTCATTTCCCGTCGCTCACTTTCCGTCCAAGGTGGTTGTTCTTGATCTTGTCGTTGAAATATCGGCCAGGCGACGCGGCCCCGACGAACGCAAAGTGCTTGTCCGCCGGCACGTCGTCGTATTGGTGGACAGCGCCGTTTTTGAACTGGACGGTGAGGACGCGCGAGTTCGGATCGTAGTGCTGGGCGCTGAACATCGAGGATTTGATCGGGGTAAAAGAGGGAAGATCAGACACAGGCAAACTCCCCAAATCGGTTGATGGCCGCCTTCACATAGGCCGCATACGCATCCTCAGATGTCTTGAAATAGCCCAACGACTTCCCCTCAGCGCCAATGCGAGCATTCCACAATCCCGTCTTCCTGTGAAGGCGAACACCTTTCAGTCCACTAACACTCGATCTCCTAACGGCTTTGTTTGCCCCATTCTGAGAGTCCGTGGCCTCGCGCAGATTGGAAAATGAATTATTTCTAGGGTTGCGGTCGCGATGATCTATTTCATTAGCTGGCCATCGATTCATCTCAAATGCCCAGATCATACGGCTAACCCGAACATCAATCGGCGGTAGACCATCTCTTCTAATGGAGACACAAGAGTATGCCCGATTGCTCCCAGCCCTATTTCCAGCCTTATATCGGCGGCTCGGGCTGGATAACCAAAAGACATGCCCATTCGATGGATCAGACCGCAAAACCGTGCGAAGATATCTAAGAAGTTCTGGCGTTTCTTCGCGGATAGTCATTATATCAATATCCTGTAATTTCCGATCTGCCTTGATCACTTACCCCATATTCTACAGAAGGCCAATCGTCATCCTCACGCGGCGCTCCGCCGGTCAGAGCCGGAGCAAACAGCATCGCGGCGGCGTATTCGAGCGCATTCATAATGTGGGACAGAGGTCCCTTATCTGGCCGGCTGGCGTAGCGCTCGGGTCCTGCCACTTGAATGCGCCGCAAATTATATCCCCCAAGGAAGCCCTTGCGGATCGTCTTGCACCGGGGATGGAGGATAAACTGCGGTTCTCCTCCGGTCAAGGTGCGAAGCGGCTTGCGAACCGACTCCATGCGTAAGACGGGGTCCTGTACGCTTGGCTCCATGTGGATGCCTTTGGTCTCGGCGATGTCGAAACACGTTCGCTTGTCGGTCTGCGCGCGCTGGGCGCCGGCCGGGTCGGCGTAGTCTTCAAATTTGACATCACCCTTGAAAGAGCGACGACAGTGCTCCAAGACGTCGTCAGAGAACTGGTCGAACCCCATACTCGTCGCCGTCATCTCGTCGAACACAAGCCAACGACCATCAGGAAGGAGCTGCGAAAAGCAACACGCCGGGGTATTCCCATTCCAACTAGGCTTCCCCTTCCGACGAACATACAGCGTGTGGTATGGAACATTCAGGCAATAGACCGTTCCGTCGTATCGAATGCGCTGAAAATTCCGCTTCAGTAGCTCTGCCCGTGTCGCTCGCTTCTTAAATGTCACGCTAAAGCCGCCGCCGTTCATAATTGATCGGCCATCCATTATGCTTGTCTGTGGCTTTACAACACGCACCGATGAATTCCATCCGACCTTCTGTGCGATGTCTTGAAACTCTGCCGCCATGCGTTCAGATGATGTAAATATAGTGTGCTCTACGGCACCGTTGTTGCGCTGACGAATATGGCCGTCACCCATCGTATATGCCTCTACGAAGGCGCGGAGATGTCGGGATGGTAGGAACCGAAGCTCCTCTGGCATATGTCGGACCTTTTGAACCCCCAATGATTTCAGGAACGACCCTATTTGCTTATCCCACAAGCACCACCCAAATATCTTCCCACACTGTCGCCACGCCCAGGGCAATCCTGTTGCATCCATAATACGTTGCATGCCCGGCTTACGATCTTTCTGATAAACTACGATTCTTTTGCCGTCGCTCGTTCCCTCAGAAAGATAGAGACCCATGAACTCAGCAAAGGCCATAGGCTCCATGCCATGGAATGATGCGCCATCGGGGAGCGCGCGCCCCCACTTGGATGTCAGATCCACATAATGATGACCGCTCATGTGCTGCGCTAGCCATTCCGCGCTTTGCCACCGGACTTGATTTGGCGTCTCACGATGAGTGAACGGGACACGATGCTCTGGGGTCACGCAAAGATTTAGCTCTGTGCTGTCCCACTCCAACATCTCGCCCTTGTATGGTTTGGCGATCTTGAAGGCGATCGGCGCGTAGCTGAATTCTCCGGTCGACGGATTGCGTGTCGCAGCTAAATCAGACTTCTCATCGACGTCCGCAAATAATTTCCAACCTGCCGCCGTCAACACTTCGGTCTGATCGTCGTAACAAAGCCCGAAGTCATAGCTGCGGATGACTGAAACGCCAGGAACCGGGTTCACCTCTCTCCGGTGCAGCGTATCGCTGTACTCGTCATAGACCGGCTTGCCGTCAACCACGAAGCCATAGTCGCCCTGGATGTAGACCTTGACCCATTCCGGCTTTTTGCCCTGCGCGAGCAGCTTATAATAATTCGGATTGGTGAGGTTGGGAATATTCTCCGCCGCAGCCGACAGACCGGACGGCTGCACAAACTGCTTTGCAAACCACTCCGGATGTTTCTTCTCTTCAAAAAAGCGATACCAGTCCGAATCTTGATCAGGCGGGTTCGTGTCCATGAACAGGCCGGCCCAGGTGCAGCCGCCCATCGCCTTGGTCGGATATTGCTCAATGCGGCCTTGCACAGCGTCGACGATCGCCCAGGGGATTTCGCGCGCCTCGTTGATCCACGCGCCTGTGATTTCAAGCGAGAGCAGGTTTGAAATATCGTCGGGCTTGTCAAGTGCGCGGAATAATATCTCGAATTCGGCGCCCTCAAAACCCTTCACGACGTAGCGGTTATCGGTCGAATAATGCCGCCCGAAATGCTGCGGCGGCAGCCACATGTGCGTGGTTCGAATCGTCGTGTCCGCGAGCTCCCGGTAGGTCGATCGCACCACTAACCAGCGCGTGCGCCTGACGCCATCAATCCCCGGCTTCTGAGCAAGAGCGCGGCGGACGATCTCGACGACACAGCCAGAGCTTTTCCCGGAGCGAAATGGTCCGCGTATCCCCCGCACGCGGGCATTCGACGCTGCAAACTCTCGGATCGTCGGGACATGCGCATAGCTGTAGCGGATGTCCATCAGGTCGGTCAGCTATGGCCAACCGTCTCGAACGATACCCTAGGCCGATGCAGCGAGCACGCCGGCCGATTGGCCGCCACCCGGGGCACAAACGTCTCTAGTTGCAGCGCTGGGCGTCCAAGCACGTCCTTGCCCGCGCCGATCACATGCACGGATGGCGGAACACCGAAGCAATCCGCACTGCCCTCCGATTTGAACGCCTGCGCGAACGAGCATGTGCCGCATGTCGGCAACGTGACGGAGATGATACGGGAGAGGTCTTTCAATTGATGCTCGCTCATAGTAACTCCACCTCGTAATCGTCATCAGGAAGAGGCCAGACAGAAACGCCATTCCCATCGTCTTTGTAGATGACGGGAATGCCCAAGGCGTCGCCGTCGTCTTCGCGCATCGCCAGCATCGTGTCCGGCTCTACCCGATTTAAGATATGGCATTGGCCGTCGAGGATCGCCGCAACAATTACGTCGCTGCTTCGCGGTCCAGTCAAGACGAACGGTTCCCCTCGGCGCATTCTCATTTCTGCGCCCCTATGTAGCTCACTTCCTCTGCGCCGTGCGACACGTCAATCCACTCGCCTGCCGCGAGCTTGAATGAGAAGCGGACGTAGCCGCGGATTTCTATCTTATCCATTTCGAAGTTCTTTTGCGTCGTCACTTCGGGCTGCACGCGGATGAATGCCTCGCGCCCCTTCGCAAAGAGGTCCATGATGCACTTTGCGCCGGCGGCTGCATCATCCTTCGTGTCGGCGTCGACCGTCGCCGTCAAATGAATCAGATCGTCTGAGTGAGTTTCGGGCGATGAGAGAATTGTCGCGGACCATCGCTCGCCGTCAATGATCATTCTCACTTTGCCTGTTCCTTCTCTGCCTTGCGGCGACGATATTTGCGCATGTAGTCGCGCATATACGCCTTTTGGTAAGAGGCGCGATCGAACTTGCCACTGGGCTTGCGGCCTTTGATCTCTACTGTTTCCTTTTCGCCTCGCGACGATACCACGTCGCTCGCGACATTGGGGGATTGCTGGTCAGCCAAGGTTTCTGCGATTCGATCGTCAGGTGCGCTTGGCTGGCTAGAGGACGCCCACTTTTCGGCCTGCCTTCCACAATGGGCTTCGGCCCTGGAGAAGCAGTCGAGGCAGCAACAATGGGCGCCGGCGAAGCCGAGATACCCCGGTGCAAGGAGCTCACTGCGCCCCTCTCCGATTTCTGTCCCGCACGTGACGCAGTAGTCGGCGGAGACAATTCGCAGATGGGACCCCAATGTCTCTCTCCGCATGTTCTGCATTTCGGCGCATCCATGCGACAATTAGCGACTATTTGCGACTGATGTCAAGAGAGACGATGTCCAGTCAGCCAGCGCGCGGCCTCTTATGCGCGAAGCGATGCTCACCGACTGGCTTGCCGCCGAGTTCACGGGCGCGCTTGTTGATCCACCCGACGACCTTTGCATGGGGCTCGCTGGTCCGGCCGATGTCATGCTTGGCGTTGGACAAATCCGACAGGTTGCGAATCGGGAACTTGCCGCCAGTGCCGGGCATCGTCTGGCCTTTGGCCTTGGCGCCCTCACGTCCGCGCGCGCTTACGCCGCCGCTCTTGGTTCGGAATGCCTTGGTTGCCATTTCACTGCCCTTTCTGTCGCTCTGCAGCGAGCTGCTGAATCTGCCGCTGCTGCTGTGCGGACTGCGCCGCCTGCTTGGAGAGAGCCGAACCAAGGCCCTGCGCGATCGTCCGCTGGAACCTCTGTGCGTCAAAGCCTTGCTGGATTTGCTGATTGCGCTGCTCGGATTGCGCCGCCTCGTCCTGATTATTGCTCTCGGCTGGCGCGAAAGCAAAGTCTTGGGAGGGCGGAAAGGCGAGCGCGTTGTCAGCCATCGTCAAGCCCTCTCAGTAAGTTACTGGGCGGCTGTGGGCGAAATGATGATTGGGAATTCCGCCGTGCGCCTTCGGTTCGCTCTGCTCGACGTCGTCATTGACGCCGGAGGTCTGAAACGAACCCTTCTCGATACCCGTCGTCTCCTTGGCGCCATTCCCATCCAGCTTCGATTGCGCCGCAGCGTCGCGTTTGGCGTCCTCGGCCGACGATTCCCACTCTTTCAAAGACATCCCGCGCTTCTTCGCCATGCGCTTGTCGTCGGCGCGATCAGCCGGGGAATCTTCATAGCGTGCCATGGCGGTTTCCTAAAAGGCATTGGAGCGCCGCAGACTGGCGGGAGGGGGGGGCGATGACCAGTCTGCGGCGCCAGGCTCAACCGAGCAACGCCACGCCCGGCGAGCAGCGGTGAATGTGCTTACGCCTTCGGTTCCCGATCCCAACCGTCCATGTGCGGTCCGTGGCGGGGCGCGGCCTGCGCCGGCAAATGGCCCTTCGTGTGATGGATGCCCGGCGGCGTCGCGCGCTCGTGATCTTCCATCGCGTCGCGCATGCCGGTGTGCGCCGTGTGGTCCGGGTGATGCCCCGTCCCGCCATGCACTTCGTCATACGATTCGGCGCCGAAGTTGCCGCCTCCGATCTTGCCCGAGGCCATCGCCTTGCGCGGGCTCATGCCGTGCTCGCCAGCCATGCCGGATTCGTGCCCATAGGGTTTGTCGCCGCCATGAGGATGTTTGAAACCTTCGTGCTTCGCCATAGGTCCGCCCTTTCGTTTGATGCCCGCGGTCCTCAAAGAGGCCGCGACCGCCTGATCATGGGGATGGCCGGCCGCGACCATCTCTCGGATGTTGGCCGAGATAACTTTGCGGCTGCGGCCTGCCCTAAGTGGCATGATGGCGGTCTCTTGCTACGAGGCGGAACTTACGCCGCTTTGCCTTCGTCCGCAACCTCGACGGCTTCAAGCTCCAGGATTGGCGGCGCCGACTCCATGACAAACCTCACCACCGTATCAACCGTGCCGCTCACATCGACCTTTTCACGGAACATCCCGAGATGTTTACCGAGATCAATCAAAGCGCCCTTTTTATCCCAGAGCTTGAACTTGATACGCCGAACCGCGCGCGCGTTCTCGCCGCGCCCTTCCGCAAAGTCCTCTACCGTCACTTCAGACAGAGCGGCAGCTTGTGCTCTCGTTAATGCGCTGAAATCCAAGTACGGATCGCCATCTTTCCCGGCCCGCATGTAGTCGGCCATATTTACGAAGGCGATTGAGGCCAGTTCCTCTAGAATGCGCTCTTTGGTGATTGACAGCCTTTCAACCGCATTCTTCGTCGCGGTCTCTTCGATGCGGCTCCTGCGGTCGAGCAACGCTTCAACTCGCTTCGCCACCGCTTCGTTCATCTTCAGGCGGCGTGCGTTGCCTGGATTTGGCTTGAACCCTGCAGCCGCGTAAGCCTCAGCAACGCCAGAGCCTTTTGCGACTTCTTGGGCGAACATCTCATGGCGTGGATTTTTGAGGATGGGCATGGATGAATTTTGCCCTACATCACCTACTTCGTCAATCGCGTTATGCCGACGCCCGCGACCGCGCCAAGGCGTATGCGTGGAGATTGTCGCCGAGCGGAACGACCCGCAAGGAGCCCGATGAACTGCCCGGCGACCCGCCGGCCGGCTCAGTCTTGTGGGTCCAGGAAAAGCTCGTCGCGCTGAAGGTTCCGCTCAGTGTCGGCTTCGTATGCGACGGCCTCAACGGGCCGTTGACCAAGGTCGCGGTGGCGGCGTTCCAGAAACAGGCCGGCTTCGTCGGCGTCGACGTCGACGGCCAGATCGGCCCGAAAACGCTCATGGCCCTGGAGAAGGTTTGACGCGCCAAACGCCCGCCGTGCGACCGCCACGCGACCGCCGCCGATCAGCGGCCGCGTGTGCGCGGGCCGAACAGCTTCGTCAGATTCGATCGGTGCAGCCCGGTTTGCTCGGCGACCTGCGCTGACGTGAGCGACAAATCGCGCCACATCGCCGCGGCGCGGTCGCGCGCTATGACCAGGTCGGTCGGCACGCGGACGCCCATCTGGCGCGACGGTGCGTTCGGTCCGTTCTGTTCCTGCATCTGATTTGGTCCATGCTTATCCGGTTCTCACCCATTGCCGCTATTCCTTGCGGTCGCCTTCCCAGCCGAGCGGCATTTGAAAACCGCTTGCGTTGCGATGTCCGCCGCCGCCGTAGCTCTTGGCAATCAAGCTGACGTCCATGCCTTCGTCGGTTGAGCGGAGAGAGAACACGCGGCCGCCCGGCGTGTCCCAGTAGCAAGCAGCGAATGGCAGGCCCTTGGCCATCAGGTTCCCGGCGTCGCTCGTCAGCGTGTACGGAATGTTGGCGACCGGCACGGCGTAGCCGCCGATGATCATGGTGCGCTGGCAGACGCGCACAAGCTCGGCGACGTCCTTGTGGTGCTTCTTCTCGATTGCCGCGCCGGCGCGCGCGAAGTCTTCGACGTCGCTGTCAGTCTGTAGGGCGGTGTCCAGCATATCCCATTGGGCGAAGTCATATTCGTGAGCGAAGACGAAGGCGTTGACCTCGCGCGATTGGGGCAGGGAGAAACGCCACAGATCGCGGTCGCCGACGTAATCGACCAAGCGTGGCCGATGCGGCTCGCCGTTGTCAGCGAAGAAAAAATCCCACGCGAGTTGAGCGCCGCTGCGCTCCATATCGAAGATGGACCGAACCGGCCATTCCGACCAGCTTTCCCACTTCCGCCGCCACAAAGTCGGGTCATAGCAGCCTGGCATTTCGGAGCCTTCCGGCTTTGCCAGTCCGGCAAGGTCTTCGGCGGCCGTCTTGTGGTGGTCGAGCACCAGGATGCTGTTGGCTTGCCGCGCGTCGCCAGATTGCAGCATCGCCTCAAGAACCGGACGCTTGTAGGAAAAATCGACCAAAATGAGATCACGGCCCGCGACGTCTGGCGCAGGTTGTCCGTAAACTCCAGGGTGAAAGTCAACTTCTCCCTCGAAGGCGCGATTGACGACCCACGCGGCAGTGAAGCCGTCGGCGCAGGGCGAGTGATAGATGCAAAGCGGCCTCATTCCGAACTCCTAGATGTTGCTGGCGTGGGTGAAAACCGGATAGGCATGATTTGGTCCTGATTCGTTATGTTCGAACAGCTTCGCGGTAGTGCTTTGGATTGATCCCGTAGCTCGCCGCAATCACCTCATGTGGCGTCTTGCCGGGCATTGCGCCAAGCAGGAACTTGCGGCGTGTGCCGTCAGGCTCGATCGAGCCGTTGACGACTTCAATGATGCGAAGCGCCTCGTCCTTCACATTGACAATCAATAGTCGGCGCGGATGGCCATTACCGTCGACATCTTTGCTGACGGTTTTCGCCAGCTTACGAATTGGTTCAAACGCCGTGATCTCGCACATGACGCGGCGCAACTCGGCGTTCGGCTCAGTCAAGATCGCTTCGGCGGTGATCTTGGCCTTGTCGGTGATGATCCAAGCGTGGTCGTCGGGGATGAGATAGCCGTGCCAGGCATAGAGTCCCCAGCCTGTGCCGGAATAGCTGATCGCCTTTCCGGTTTCGGCGTGTAGGCGCCCTGCGGCGTCACGCCAAATTTTCGCAGGACGATCCGATACAAAACAGATGCCATCGAGCACCCAATAGAATCCTGCACTCTCCGTTATTTCTAGATAATTACGGTCGATCGCGACTGCGCAGACTTCGTTGAAATAATCGGCCCAGGCGCTGTAGCCGGAACTCCAAACCGATCCGCCGAAGAAGGCGTAACCGGCCGAGCCGACGGCCGAGCCGGCGGCCGAGTCGACGGCCGAGTCGACGGCCGAGTGGACGGCCGAGCCGACGGCCGAGTAGACGGCCGAGTAGACGGCCGAGTAGACGGCCGAGTCGACGGCCGAGTCGACGGCCGAGCCGACGGCCGAGCCGACGGCCGAGCCGACGGCCAAGTCGACGGCCGAGCGGACGGCCGAGCCGACGGCCGAGTAGACGGCCGAGTAGACGGCCGAGTCGACGGCCGAGTCGACGGCCGAGTCGACGGCCGAGTAGAGGGCCGAGTCGACGGCCGAGCCGACGGCCGAGTCGACGGCCGAGCCGACGGCCGAGCCGACGGCCGAGCCGACGGCCAAGTCGACGGCCGAGCGGACGGCCGAGCCGACGGCCGAGCCGACGGCCGAGTCGACGGCCGAG